CTTTGGGCTGGTTCCAATACGGTAGGTGCCCTAACCCGCCCGGTATCGCTTCTGCGGTGGAAACCAGGAGTTTTTGGGCGGTTAAAATATTCTGAGTTTCGTAGGGGCGATGAAAATCGCCCGCAACGTTGCGGTTTCCGGGTGGTACATTGAATGGTACAGCCCCATCGTTCCCGGCTCCCTCTCTGAGGGAGCTGCTGAGCGCAGCGAAGCTGAGGGAGTGTAGTACGATGAACGTAAACGCTCAAAAATTTCAGAGCCAAAAGAGCTGCCGATTAAACCGTAGGCCCCAATCAACCAACGAACGACACTCCCTCAGTCACGCCCTGCGGGCGTGCCAGCTCCCTCAGAGAGGGAGCCGGGAAGGGGCTGGTGCCATTCATCGGGGTACTCGCTAATATCCGGGGTTACGGGCGATTTTCATCGCCCCTACGGAGGCTCAGAAATTTTTACATTTTTCCATTCAACGAACGGCACTCCCTCAGAGAGGGAGCCGGGAAGGGGCGGGTGCCATTCATCGGGGTGCTCGCTAATATCCGGGGTTGGCGGGCGATTTTCATCGCCCCTACGGAGGCTCAGAAGATTTTACATTCTACCGCTCATCGGGGGGCGGCGATGGAAGGGACATAGAAATAGCGGCCATTTCTGACATTCGCCTTTACCCATTGGGGGAAATGTGGTACAATGGCAGAAAACTACTGAGAAAAGCCGCAGGAGGATGGGTCTATGCTCATCAAGAATCAGATTTATGAAGCTGTCATTACCGACTATACCGCCCAGGGGCAGGGGATTGCCCATGTGGAGGGGGTGGCGGTGTTTATTCCCAATGCCATTGCCGGGGAGCGGGTGCTGGTACGCATCGAAACGGTGGGCAAGACCTGGGCGGCGGGGAAAATCACCCAGCTGCTGGAGAAGTCCCCCCATCGGGTGAACCGGCTGTGTCCGGTGGCCAAGCTCTGCGGCGGCTGCGACTTCTGGCACATGGACTATCAGGAGGAGACCCGGCTGAAGGCGGAGCGGGTGAAAACCTGCCTGAACCGGCTGGCCGGGGAGCAGCTTTCGGAAATGCCCATTCTGGCCGCCCCCGGCTGCCAGGGCTACCGGAACAAGGCCCAGTATCCCGTGGCCTCCCGCAAGGGCCGGGTGTATGCCGGCTTCTTCCGGGCGGGCACCCATGAGGTGGTGGAAAACAGCCGCTGCCTTATCTTACCGGAGGAAAGCGACCGGGTGAAGGATGCGGTGGTGGACTATGCCAACCAATACCGGATTCCCGCCTATGACGAGCTTTCCCATACCGGGCTTCTGCGGCATATTTATGTCCGCCGGGGGGCGGTGTCCGGTCAGGTGCTGGTGTGCCTGGTGGTCAACGGCAGGAAGCTGCCCCATGTGCCGGAGCTGCTGGAACGGCTGAAGCAGATTCCCGGCTTCACCACCCTGGTGCTCAGCGTCAATACCCGGAAGGGAAATGCCGTGCTGGGGGAGGAATTCATCACCCTCTATGGCCCGGGGTATATTGAGGATACCCTGTGCGGCCTGAATTTCCGGCTGTCCCCCCGCTCCTTCTACCAGGTGAACCACGCCCAGGCCCAGCGGCTGTATCAGGCCGCCATCGGGCTGGCGGACATCTCCAAGGAGGATTTGGTGCTGGATTTGTACTGCGGCGTGGGAACCATCACCCTGGCCATGGCAAGCGCCGCCGGGAAGGTGATGGGGGTGGAGGTGGTGCCCCAGGCCATCGAGGATGCCAAGGACAATGCAAAGCGAAACGGCATCGGCAATGCGGAATTTTTCTGCGGAGATGCCGGAACCGCCGCCCTGGCCCTGGAGGCCCAGGGCATCCGCCCGGATGTGATTACCGTAGACCCGCCCCGGAAGGGCCTGAACGCCGACACCATCGAGGCCATCACACGCATGGCCCCCAAACGCCTGGTCTACGTCAGCTGCGACCCCGCCACCCTGGCCCGGGACGTGGCCCTGCTCAAGGAGCGGGGCTTCCGGGTAGAAAAAGCCATGGCAGCGGATTTGTTCCCCAGATGCAGCCATGTGGAAAGTATCTGTTGTTTATCTAGGAAATAAGTCAGCATTGTAGGAAGTTTTAAGAATTTCTATTCCTGTTTTTTTCTTGAAATATTTGAACTTTTGAAAGCGAATTTTCACGATTCCACCCGTTTTCCACCCATTGAACCATATTTCTGATTGAACAGAGAAAAGGCATTGAACGCGCTGAACTTCTAAGCGTTTTCAATGCCTTTTGCATGGTTTTGACGGTCAGCAGGTCTTTCGGTCTGCGAACCTTTCAAAGATTTCAACGGACTGTTCACCCATTTTGTCGGTGTTGTGGACATAGGTCTGAAGGGTGGTTGTTATGTCACTGTGCCCCAATCGGGCTTGAACATTCTTCACATTTGCGCCGCCTTCAATGAGCATGGTTGCGTGGGTGTGTCTAAGGGAATGATAATCAAAACCAATTTTCAATTCATGGTGGATTATCCGGGAAGCATACTTGAAGGAATCGGTAGAAGTAAACTGCCCGTTTTCTGCTACGCATATCAGCCGGGTTCGGGGCAGGTCATAGCCCACACATTTCTGAAGGGGGACGATTCTAAACATATCATTGCCCTTTTCGTCTACTTCCTTCTTGAGAACATGAATGGTGTAGTATTCACCATATTTGAGTTCGTTTTTCTGCTGGGCAAGTTTTTCAGCTTTCAGGGCTTCATATAGGGTCTGACCAAAGGGGATTGTTCTGTTTGAACCCTCTGTTTTAGGTGAAGTGAAGTACCAGGAAGAACGCATTTCCTTCTTACCCTTCTTTTCCACCACTTTCCTGACCTCTGCGCCGAAATTCCGCTTTATCACCTGCTTATTCACGGTCAGAGTGCGCTTTTCAAGGTCTATATCATCCCATGTCAGAGCAAAGGCTTCAGAGATGCGAAGCCCCGTATAGAATCCAATCATTAGGGGAATGTAAAAACGGGTTTCCTGAAAGCGTTGCCGTATTTGTTCCCATTCATCCAAAGTCAGAATGATTCTTTGCCGGGGCTTTCGCTCCACCTTGGGTAGTCGAACCATTTTCATTGGGTTCTGGTTGATGTAGTGCAGCGGTTCAACAGCATAATCAAGGGCTGAAGAAAAGGTTGTGAGAATGCCCATGATATGACTTTTGGAATACCCCCGAAGCTTCAAATCATTGGCATATTCTTGAAGAATTGCCGGATTCAAAGCTTTCAGCGCATATTTTCCGAACTTTGGTTTTAAGTGGTTTTCGATAAGCTGAAGATACCCTACTTGGGTATTATACTTTAGATTCAGCTTGCAATACAGGTCATACCATTGGTCAAGATAGTCAGCAACAGAAATCTTTGTGGGTTCAAAGACTGCCCCGGCGTTGTTGTATTCATTGATTGCAGCAGCAAGGGCGGCTTCAGCTTCTTTTTTGGTTTTACCGCCTACCCGTTCAATCTTCTGCCTTTTGCCGTCTACCTTTGCGGTGTCAAAGTAATAATACCACTTTGCACCCTTTTTTCTAACTCCACCTGTCACATTTATTCATCCTTTCTGAAAAAAAGTCCTCTTTATTCACTTGAAAAGAATGAAAAACATGGTATAATAACAGTGTGAAATCCATATTTCATCCTTTCAAAGAAGCTAATTTTCATCCTGACCCCCTTGACCGTTGCAGCGGTTGAGGGGGTCGCTTTTGTCAGGCAATTCTAAAGAAGTACCGCTCAATTTCCTTATTGGGGATTAGAAGAACTTCAGACAATACAATCATTTCCTGAAAGGAAAAATCCCGCTTTCCGTCTAGTGACCGCCGAAGTGCATCGGCTTTCATTCCGGCTTCTTCCGCTACTCTGATAACACCGCCCGCCACACGAATTGCAGTTCTAAGAAGGGTGGTGTCAAAAGTGGGGGCTTCTGCTGCTCTGGTGGCGGCTACATTCTTTGCATCTTCCAAAGTGTCACAGCTTGTGATAAACTCCCGTCCATTGGAAAGAACCTTCCCAACCACAAAACCAAGACCATAATCCCGTGCATCAGTCACACAAAATTGATTATCGGGAGTGCCAACAGAATAAAGAATCTTCATAATAAATCCCCCTATTCAGATATTTTGAGAAAAAATGTTGCTGTTTGCTTCCAGGAAATTCAAAGCGGCTTCTGCCAAAGCAGGAAAATAAATGGTTTCGTTTTGTTCGTCCATTAGGGCAAGCATACCCTTCAAGATTTCCTTTGCCTTGGTATTGTTGTTGTCAATTTTCTGCATCAATGTTTCATTCATAATAAAACCTCCCTTTTGATAAAAATAACACCCATTCAGTCAAGTTCCCAGAAAAGGACTTTGGTTGAATGGGTGTTTATTTACTTTGTGTATTTCGGCTGTTCGGTTAGGTCAGCAATATATTCTGCTGCTTTCCGTCTGCCCGTATCGTTCAGGGAAAGGAAATCTGTCAATATTGAAACGGCTTCTTCTCCACAGGCCGAAGAAACAGAATCTAAAGCTGCTGCTTCACTGGCTATCTGCTGAACATTCATGGTTGAATCCCAATAGTCAGCTCCCATAATGTCAAACGGTGTGACTTCAAGTGCCGTTGCGATGCGTTCAACCTGCTTAATATTGGGCTTGAACTTATCATTTTCCCAACGGCTAATTGTTTCAACAGCAATGCCTGTTTTCTGCTTCAGTTCCTCTTGACTGATTTTCTTTTCTTTTCTGATAAGCTTGATATTTTGCCCTATTGTCATTCTACCACCACCATGCACCCATTCTATCACAAGATGGTCACATATGACAAGATTGAATTGACTTTTATATCAATTTTATACACACTATATTGACTTAAAAATCAAGTTATGGTATAGTTATAACACAACTTGATTTTTAAGTCAAGTAGATTATTAACATGAAGGTGAACAAGAAATGAAAATTAACAGCACAAAAGTGGAACTGGCGCTTGCAAAAGAATGTATCTTAATGAAAGAGTTGTGCCAACGAGCGGAGATTACTCCAATTTCATTAAAAAGGGTTCTTAGTGGTGCAGTCAATCCTCGCCCTGCAACTGTTGGTAAGATTGCCAAAGCATTAAATGTTAATGTTCAAGAAATCATTATGGAGGATTGAAAGAAGAATGGATTTCACAAAGGAAATCGGTTTGGTTCTCTTTGACGGTTATTGGAAGGGCGGCGCAAATGGTGACCCCAAAGCCCGTCAAGGAAAATCCGAACCAAAGTCATATGATGAAGCTGTTCAGCAGTTCCCCTATCTGCTTGGCAAAATCAGAAGCACAGTTGTAATGACCGATTATGACAACCCAGAAGCATTTCAAGCCCGTCTTAGAATTGCAGAAGCCTTGCAGCAGCATTGCATAGCTATCAAATCCCCGAACAAGGGCGGTCATATCTATTGGTTCAACAAAAGTCAGATGGTGAAAACCAGCAACAGCGGAAACAGAACGGTTCTGTCCCTATCTCCTGTTGATTACAAGTGCGGAATTAAACAGGTGAAAAGCACCGGGGAGATTAAAGTCGCTGATAACTATGGGTGTCTGTCAAAGCCAGACAGGTCATTTCGGGAAGTTGTATATTGCAATCTGAACGAAAGTGGCGGTTTGGATGAAGTGCCATTCTTTGACCTGCCATTGAAAAGCAATACTTCCTTTTTGAACATGGGCAGCGGAGACGGTAGACAGGAAGGGCTTTTTCAATACATGATTCCAATGAAGTCAGCCGGATTCACCTATGAACAGTTTAGAAGCGTTGCTGAACTTGCTGAACAGAACCTTTTTTCTGAACCTCTTGCAGGTGAATTTGAAAATGCTATCCGAAAGGAAGCATGGGATTCCATTAGCACAGAAAATGAGCAGTTCGGAACAGGAAGCAACTTCCAGCACAACAAATTTGCCGCCTATTTGATTGAAAAGCACCACATAAAGAAAATCAATGGGCAACTCCATATTTACCGAGATGGGGTATATGTGCCGGGATATGAAGCTATTGAAAATGCAATGCTTGACGAAATTGAAAACCTGAAGAAGCGGCAAAGAAGCGAAGTCCTTGATTATTTGATTCTACGCTCCCCGGCTTGCGAACCTTGTTCGTTCGATTACATAGCGTTCAACAATGGTATCTATAACATTGAAACAGATACCCTTGAACCGTTTTCCCCCAATATCATTATCACAAATAAAATTCCCCATAACTTCAACAAAGCAGCGGCTTCCCCTCTGGTGGATTCTGTTCTTGACAAGCTTTCTTGTGGTGATAAACAAGTTCGGTATCTGCTTGAAGAAGCAGCCGGGGCTTGCTTGTATCGCTCTAATACCTTGGGTGGCGGTAAAATGATTGTTCTGCTTGGAGATAAGGCAAACGGAAAAAGCACTTACATTGATATGCTGAAAGCTATGCTTGGAACTGAAAACTATTCCACTCTTGACCCGGGCGAAACCAAAGACAGGTTCAGCACGGCTATGCTATACGGCAAAACAGCAAACCTTGGTGACGATATTTCGGATGGGTACATAGGGGATGCTTCCCAACTTAAAAAGATTATCACAGGAAACACCATCAAAGCAGAACGGAAGGGGCAAGACCCTTTTGATTTCACCCCCTATTGCACTATGGTTTGTAGTGCGAATGATATTCCAAGGATAAAAGACGGAACAGGGGCGGTTCAGCGGCGGTTATTGATTGTTCCCATGAATGCAAATTTCAGTAAAACAGACCCGGATTTTGACCCGACTATCACTTATAGGCTTCAGCAGGAAGAAAATATTGAATACTTCATTCAGCTTGCTTTGACGGGGCTGGCGGAAGTCCTGAATCATAAAGGGTTCACTGAAGCAAAGCAGGTGAAAGAACAGCTTGACGAATATGAGCGGGAAAACAATCCTATTCTTGCTTTTATTGCGGAATGTGATATTGAGACCGAAATAATCAATGAACCGACAAAAGAGGTTTACCGTAGGTATGAAGTTTTTTGTGCTGAAAATGGCTTGATTCCCGGAAGTAAAATCACCTTTTCAAAGCGGATAAATGCGGCTCTTGGGACACGCACAAGGGACAAGCGACTTCCTGGAGGGAAAAAAGGCACTGTATTTGAGTGGTGCGCTTGATTTGTTCGGGTTAAATGATTTGTTCGGGTTGCGTTCGGCTTTCATGTTCGGGAAAAAACGTTTATTTTTCTAAGGTGTTCGGGTTTGTTCGACTTGTATTCTATTTTTATATATGAGAAAGAAAAAAACTACCGTTTTTACGAAAATATTTTTTTTAGAAAAAAGCTATATAAGAAATACCCCGCTCAAGTCGGACAACCCCGGACAAGTCGAACAAGCTAAAAAAGTAGGAAGGAAGTATTATTTTGAACAAAATGAATTACTATCAAGAGTATTTAGCCGGAAACCTTGCGGAATTGAACAGTCTGAAGGAAATTGTAAGAATTGATTGGGTGGATGTTGTGGACGAATACCCCAGCGAATACATTGCCGAATTGTTATCTGGAATTGAAGTCGTTGACAATCAGGGTAATGTATTCAGGATGGGGATTCATTCACCAGAGTGTGACAAAACCATGTTTAATACAGACTGCATTATTCTGAACCTTCTTGCTCAAAGGGTTTTCAAGGAAAATTCTGTCGAGTGTAAATATATTTTCCCCATGAACATTGAATATGTCTGTGGGTTAGTAAACGATGCCCGGAAGCTGCTTAGGATGAAAAGCCGTGGTGAAGATTTGGCAGCATTTGAATTTGAATATTGTCTTATGGACATTCGCAAAGGGAAATGGGTGGATATTTGGTCATCCATTCTAAATGATGCTTTTGGGTGTGGCGATGACCCGTCAAAATGGGATGAACTGTTGTATTTCATAGAACACGCCTAAATGCTGCCCTGTGTGTCTATGTAAAGCTGATTCTTCAGGAATATAAAAAATCACGGAAGAAAGCAAACAAAGTCATACAGGGCTTATATAAGGCTTTGACACACATGATTAGCGGCAAACGGAAGCGTTTCAATGAAACGGCGTTGCATTTTGCAACGAAACGGGAAACACCTCCTGTTGAACCTCCTACTTTCCAACTTTTTTGAAAGAAGATGTTATAATGACAGATAAACAAAAACGGTTTTGCAATGAATATCTGATTGATTGCAACGCCACACAAGCAGCTATCAGGGCAGGTTATTCTATCAAGTCCGCTGGAAGAAATGCTGATAGAATGATGAAAAATGACGAAATCAAAACCTATATAGAAGAACAACTGAACAAAATGACTTCAAAATTGACCTGAACGCAACACAGGCAGCAATTAGAGCGGGTTATTCACCCAATACGGCAAGAGATATGGGATGTGAAAACCTAACAAAACCCAACATTGCGAACGCTATTGAACAGGCTATTGCAGAACAGTCTAGGAGAACAGGTGTTACAGCTGGTACGGAATATACGACAAGACAATTCAAGCTTTGAAGTTCATTTTTCAAATCAATACAAACACCATGAAAAGGGGGTGATTCTTTGGAAAGGAAAAAAGGTGGTCAGATTGGTAACAAAAACGCTGTGGGAAATCGTGGCGGCGGTGCGCCCTTCGGGAATAAAAACGCTGTTGGTCATGCCCCTTCAGTCCCGGCGAAAAACGCCAATGCAAAAAAGCATGGTCTGTACTCAAAGTTCTTTACGGCAGAGGTCAGGGAAATATATGAAGAATTGCGGGACGCAAATCCGTTAGACCTTCTGTGGCACAATATCATTTTTCTTCAGGCTGAAATTTTGCGTTCGCAAAAAATCATGTTTGTCAAAGATGCTGACGATAAGACCATTGAAAAGATTGGTTTTTCCGATGGTGCGAAAGCACAAAGCGAACAATGGGAAGTGCAACAGGCTTGGGATAAACAAGGCAACTATCTGAAAGCACTAAGCAGGGCGCAAGCCGAACTTAGAAACATGATTAAAGACTATCTTGAATTGGAAGGTCAATCCAAAGCTGATGCTGCTGCTCTTGCAAAGGATTGGAAACAGGCAATCATTGAGATAGCAAAAAGAAGGGCAGCAAAGAATGAATGAAATCATTGAACTGCTTGATTTTTACTATGATAACCCTGTTGCTTTCTTTGAAGATATTCTTGATATGCAGCCGGATGATAACGACATTGTTACAGCTTACTAATTTTTCGTGGGTGGAAAACGGGTGGAAAAATGCCCCCTGCTGAAGCAGTATTTCTTCAAAAGCCCTTATTTTATCAGGGATTTTCCTTTTTTAGTTTCCACATTGAAAAGACGCAGAAAGTTAAAAGTTCAAATAAAAATTGAACTAAAAATAGTGAAAACAGAGGTACAAAATTAGAATATCATAGTTTTTTACTTGCCATTCTGTATATATGTGATATAATTAAAGCACAACATATAGTGGCCGAAATGTTACGATACCACAATATGTAGTATTCTAAAGAAAGGAACAAAGAAAGTATGAAAGCAAAAGTGAAGTTTTTTCTGGAACACAAAGGATATGGATTTCTCAGAAATGAAAAGGGTGAGGACACTTTTTTCCATATCACCGACTTCAACCGCACAGAAGGGGCGTTCCCCACTCTTGGAATGGCGGTCACCTATGATACTGTGGACACTCACAAGGGTGTCAAAGCAATCAATGTAACCCCCATTTTCTGAAGGGACTGATTTACTTGGATTTTTTGAAAGCGATTCTTGGTGATGCCCTATATGCACAGGTCGAACAGGCTATTACTGCATACAATGGCAAGCCGGAAAATGCACAGCAGCAGGTTAAGCTTGCTAACCTTGCAGGTGGTCAGTATGTGTCCAAAGGTAAGTATGACACGCTGGATGCAACCAACAAGACCAATGAACAGAAGCTTGGTGAAGCAAACAACCTGATTGAACAGCTTCAAAACAATAGTACCCCAGACTTTGGGGAGTACGAACAGAAAATAAAAGCACTTCAATACCAAATCAAGCAGGTAAAAATTAAAACAGCTGTGGAAGCTGCAATGATTTCCGAACATGTCACTGACCGGGACTTCATTTTGTTCAAGTTGGATGAAATGGGGAGTCTTGAACTTGACGAAAATGGATGCGTGAAAGGTTTGAATGAAAAAATAGCCCGTTTGAAGAATCAATACAAGAAGTGCTTTGGTTCTTCAAAGCGAACAGGGAGATTTGAAGTGGTTCACGCCCGCTGCGACGATATGGACTATGGATTTAGCAAGAAATCTATATTGTCCATGCCATACAATCAGCGGGTAGCCCTGTTTATGAATGAACCAGCAGCATATATGAACGTTATGCACGGAAATTAAGGAAGGATTGATGGCATGAAAGAATTATTTGACGCAATGAAAGAATACGATACCATCCGCAGAAATGCGCTTGAAACCTACGAACAGAAGAAAAAGAAAATTCAGGCTGACTATGGTGATAGCCGGGTTGGACAGCAAAAACTCATGGAAGCGGTGAATGTCCGTGATTCCATTATTTCGGAAGCAAAGAAAAACGGAAAGAATACTGTTGAACAGGTATTTTCCGAACTGTCTACAAAAGTTGAATCCTTCGTGTCTGCCCCCGTTCCGTCTGATTTTCCCGCCGTCCTTGAAGCTATCAAAATCACAGGAAAGAATCTTTCTTCGGCTGAAGCAGATGCCTATATGAACAGATATGGGAGCAACTACACAGCATACAGAAGCCTTGCTTCTTTATTTGGTTCTTTGAAGGTATGCAGAGTGTACCCCGTTACCTATGACGGGATTTTGTACGATATTGCAAAGTTCCATTCCCTTGCAATCAATTTCTTTTCCGGTGCGGGTAGCTATATGTATCGGCTTTTGCTGCATGATGAAAACCCGATGCAGAGTTTTTTCCAGAATATCAGCAACTTCTTGAACGGTAATATTCTGGAATACGGAAAAAGCATCTCCGAAGAATAACCGATAATGACCCCTATTTTTTGAAGAAAGGAGGAAAAAAACATTGGGAGATGTATTTTCCCTAGTAGGTAAAATTTCTGTTGAATACTCCGATGCAATAGACAAAATTGAAACCGTTACCAATGCGGCAGACGATGCAGCAGAATCTATGGACGGACTGGACGAAGCCGCCGAAAATTCTAAACAGTCTGTTGATGGGTCTGGTAATGCCGCTGAAGGTGCAAGTGGAAAGTTTTCTAAATGGGAAATGGTGCTTGCAAATCTGGCTTCAGGGGCAATCCAAAGGATTATTGACAAAACCATTGAACTTGCACAGAAAATCGGTGACTTGACCGTGAAAGCGGTTGGAAATTATGCCGATTATGAACAGTTGGTTGGTGGTGTCGAAACCCTGTTCAAAGATAGTGCTGATACGCTGATTGGATATGCCGAAGGTGCGTATAAAACGGCTGGACTGTCTGCGAATGGCTACATGGAAACGGCTACAAGCTTTGCAGCGTCTTTGATTCAAGGTCTTGGCGGTGATACTGCGAAAGCAGTTGAATTGACAAACCTTGCAATCACGGATATGTCCGATAATGCAAACAAGATGGGAACTGACATGGCTTCCATCCAAGCGGCATATCAGGGCTTTGCAAAGCAAAATTACACCATGCTTGATAATCTGAAGTTGGGCTATGGTGGTACACAGGAAGAAATGGTCAGGTTAATCAATGATTCCGGGATTTTGGAAAACAAAATCAAGGATTTGGACGGGATTACATTTGACCAAATAATTCAGGCAATCCACGAAATTCAGAACAACCTTGACATTACGGGGACAACTGCGAAAGAAGCGGGTGATACCATTTCCGGCAGTTGGTCGAGTGTTCAAGCATTGTTTGAAAACATTCTAACAAAAGTTGGTGCGGAACTTGCCCCGGTTGTGATGGGCTTCCTATCCCAGCTTAGTACATGGATGGATAGTGTGGATTGGGACGCATTTGCAGCTAAAGTTGGTAATGCGTTCGGTGGTCTGCTCAACTGGATTCAGCAGATAGATTTTACCACATTCTTTGAAACAGGGTTAAACGGTGTTTTGAATTTCGTGGAAGGTCTAGGAAGTCTGATTGATAAGGTTGTAACCACTATTGAAGGGGTAAACAACTTTATGACCATACTGAATGACCTTGCCCCAGTGATTGCCGGGGTGGTTACTGCTGTGGGGCTGTTTTCCGCTGCTCTAAAGTTCAGCTCGCTATTGGACACTGTGAAAACCGCTATAATTGGTGTGAATGCCGTTCTTGCTGCAAATCCGATTCTGGCAGTGGTCAGTCTGATTGCCGGATTGGTGGCGGCTCTGGTGACGCTCTGGAACACCAATGAGGATTTTAGAAATGCCGTCATTGCCGTGTGGGATGCCGTGAAATCTGGCATTTCAACCGCAGTTGAAGCTATCAAAACGACGGTTACAACGGTGTTCAATGCACTTAGAAGCACTGTTACAACCATTTTCAATGCAATCAAAAATGCCATTACAACCCCGATGGAATCCGCAAAAAGCACGGTTACAAACCTGTTGAACGGTATCAAGTCCACATTCACCACAGTATTCAACGGAATAAAGTCTTTCCTTTCCCCGGTTGTGGACTGGTTGAAAGGAATCTTCAATTTTAATTGGTCTTTGCCGAAAATCAAGCTTCCGCATTTTAGAATTTCCGGCAGCTTCAGCCTTAATCCCCCTTCCGTTCCCCATTTTGGGATTGAATGGTACAAGAAAGCTATGGAAGATGGCATGATTATGAATCAGCCTACTATTTTTGGGTATAACCCAAAATCCAATAGATTCCTTGCAGGTGGTGAAGCCGGGTCTGAAACCGTAGTCGGCACAAAAAGCCTTAGAACAATGGTTCAGAATGCTGTGGATGAAAAAAACAGCAGATTGGAAAATGCTATTGAATACCAAAACCAACAGATTGCAAGAACCAATTACCTACTTGCCCAATTCTTCAGCGATTACTTCAATCAGGGGAAACACGCAACATATTTAAGTGTAAATGGTCGGGAATTGTGTGCCGCCCTTGCCCCGGATATGAACCGTGAGGTTGCTAAAGTCCTATTCAAAAAGGATAGGGGCAGATAATAGCCCAATACCTGTAGAATTGAAATAATATTATCAAAAAAGAAAGGGAAAACGATATTATGACCAACATGAAATTTACCGAACTAACCACCGATAATGCCTTTGACTTCTGCGCTGTTGTGGATGCCGTGGGTATCAGCAGTATCACCCATTCCTTCAGTAAGGAAGAAGTGGAAGCAATCAAGAAGAACAAGGCAGATACCCGCACGGTGGGCATTATGATTGTTCTGAAGCTTGCAAACATCGTTCTGAAGAACATTTCCAGCGCACGGGAAGAACTGTACACCTTCTTTGCAGGTTGCACCACTTGGGACGATGGCAAGCCCGTGACGGTGGAAGAATTGCGAACCATGAAAATTTCTGATTTCCTGAAGCTGCTGAAGGATTTTTTCAAGAAGGAAGATTTGGTCAGCTTCCTTGAAGAAGCGGCGACACTGTTCAACTCCGATGATTACAAGAGTGATGCCGATGTGACCGCTCCGGCAGTAGCACAGTAAATCGAGTAGGAGGGGCTAACTAGCCCCGACCTCTCACACCACCGTGCGTACCGTTCGGTACACGGCGGTTCAATCGCATAAGTGCAGGGACTCGTACCGGTCAAGGATACTGTAGTATCCG